TTATAAGTTAAAATTATTGTGTCTCTATACTTTTTAGTGTTGTTTAAATTATTGTTAAAATAATTAATTAAATTATTACATTGTTCTTGATTTATAAAATTATCAATTCTAATAATCATTGTGTATGTTTTTTAAAACAGTAAATAAATCTTTTTCTGTCTTAATAGATTTTTTGTTTGTTTTTTTTCTTTCATTTAAATTATCTATACATCGTTGAAAACTTTTTTCAATGAGTTTAATATCAAAAGAATTAAGAGTAATTAAAGTTGTTAAGTCTGTTGGAGACCAATTCATCCCAGCAGCTATACAGTGCATTCCACCATTAGCAGAAAACCTATAATCATATGTTCTTTGTGCTACAAAACTTCTAAAACCATCTATACCTTTTGGCAATAAATTTGTTAGTGAATCTTCCCAAGATTTATTTAAAAGATGTTTCCAATAAGGAGTATCGTTTCTTTGAGATAAAGCATAGTGTAACGCTACAAATTCAGCAAACTCTCTAAACAAATGTTTACATTGAAAATTAAAATTATCTCTGTCCCATTGAGATATGTTTTCTCCTCTTATATTTCTTAATAGTTTTATTAAAAATTCATGTACCGAAAAAAGACCATTACTTTCTAATGGTTCTATAAAACCTGCAGACAAACCAATTGCTACTACGTTTTTTACCCATAGTCTATTATGAATACCTACTCTCATTTTTATATTTTTAAATTCTAAATTATCTTTACCTAAATACTTTTTAAATTCTTTTAACGCTTCTTCGTCAGAAACAAATTTACTTGAATAAACATACCCTGTGCCTATTCTTGACCATAAAGGTATATTCCAAACCCAACCGTTTTGTATTGCGGTACAATTAGTATATGGAACTAATTCTTTCTTTTTATTTTTAAAAGGAATTTTTGTTGCCCAAGCAGAGTCATTTGGAAGTAAATCAGAATATGATTCAAAAGGTTCTTTTAAAGTTTTATCTAACAACAAAGATTTAAAACCAGTACAGTCTATATAGAGATCTGCTTTATACTTATTATTTAAAGATTTAATTCCGTTTTCGTCTTGTTCAATTGAAACAATATCATCAACAATATATTTTACTTTTTTACAATAATTATTTTTAAGCCATAAACCAAATTTAGTTGCATCAAAATGATAGGCATATGCGTTTGTATCTTTGTTAAATTTTTTACTATTTACAAAAGCCATTTGTAGTGGAAACATAGATTCTGCATAATCAGAATTAGGTGTATTTGGATTAAATATTTTTTTAAACCACCAATCGTTTATGCCGTTTTCAGTGCCTTCCATATCAGGAAGACCAAAAGGATAATGAAAAGCTTCTCCTTTTTTATAAAAATCTGTAAATTTAATACTTAATTTATAAGAACCATCTACATGTTTTATAAAATCGTTGTCATTAATTTTAAGAAGTCTCATCCAACTTCTGATTTGTCCTAAAGTGCTTTCTCCTACACCAACAGTAGATATATTTTTAGATTCAATAAGATGTATTTTATGTTGAGGTAATTGTGATTGTAATGTAGCTGCAGTCATCCAACCTGCACTACCTCCCCCTACTATTAAAATTTTCATTTAAAAGGATATCCAAGGCTCCACATAACTAATGAATATCTTATTCCTTTCGTAACTGGTTTAACTCTATGCCACACAAAACTAGGAAATACAATCAAAGATCCTTTTGGTAATATTTCTCTACATGTTCTAATGTTAGGTTTTTTATCAGGATCTTGATTTCTAAAATCAAATTCTAATTCTCCACCTTCATACTCTGAACCATCTGTTAACTGACAAGTCATAGATAGTTTTCTAATCTTACCGTGTTCTGGTGTATTTGGTTTATTATAAGGTTTATCCCAACTATCACAATGCCAATCGTAATATTGATTTAATTTATATTTTGTAAATTGACACTGTTCAGAGTAGTCCCATTCATAATTCCAACCGGCCATTTTATTTGCAGCTTTAACATAAGGTTGAACTTCTTTATAAATCCAATTGTCATTTAACCATACAAGATCTGATTTTCTTTTTTTCTGTAAATTTTTTACATCTTTTCTAGTTAATTTTTTATCGTCATAGCCAGCTGTTAAACCCCTAGTTTCTTTTTTTTGAAGTGCATATCTAATAATATCATCGCAAACTCTAGGGGGTATTGCTGATTTAAACCACCAATAATGATTAGAGATATTCATATGTTATGTTTTGAATAAAATTTAACGAGTCATCTTTTTGTTTATTTGATACAGTATAAGTATTGTTTGAAGGAAAAATTATAAACTCATTGTCTTTAAGTTCTATGTCCCAACTTCTTCCCTTACGTCTATTATCATCATAAAAAATTCTAACAAAACAGTTTTTTACTTGCACACCATATAACATTATAAAGTCAGGTGAGTGTCTAAGGTCTACCGGATCTACTTCTAATAAAGGTCCAGTATTTTCAGAAGGTTTATATACATTTCCCCATGATACTTTGTTAACTAATTTAATATCATGTTTTACTTTTATGTGGTCTCTTATGTAGGTATTTAATTTATCCCAATCTCTAGAAAATCTAAAATCACCGTTTTGAATGTATGCCTCTAAAATATCAGCTCTTAATCGATTATTATCAATTTCAAAATTTTTTGGCATTTCTACTTTGCCAAAATATAAAGCTTGTTCTGTTAATACTTTCTTCTGCATAAAACCTTATATATAAATATATATTAAGCTAATGCGTCTGTCAAATCCCAAGTTTGATTTTCTTCATTCCAACCGTACCACCACTTATGAGTTTGTGCATCGTTTTGACTTTGTTGTTCAGAAGTTAATGAAGGTTGTGATACAGGAGGATCCCATTCCGCAGTAGTTGTATTTTTAGTCCATGAAGCATATGGTTGTGGAGGCCAAAATATTTCATTAGCAGAGTCCCAAGTAAAACCAATACCTGCGTAGTTTCCTCTAAATGCTTTTGATTGATCAGAATGTTCTGTGTCATCACTATTACGATATTTACCAGCTCTAGTGTTGTAAGAAGTTTGAATCCAAAGATGTGCAGGCCAGTTATTGTGTAATTCTAAATATGCTTGTCCTACTGATTCAGTTTCTACATTACTTTCGTTTTGACAATTTACATCGTCTAACGTCAGTACCTGCATTACTTCATTTTCTTCACTAATTTTTGCAAAACTTGCCATAATAAATTCTCCTATTGATACTTATACCTTAATATAACAATACCTGAACCACCACTTGCTGATCCTGAAGCATCTGTTCCTCCGCCATCTCCAGTGTTTGCTGATCCTGGTTGTGTTGGACCACTGCCACCATTACCGCCTTCTGAATATTCTACTGGACTTGCACTTATACTTGTAGTTGCTCCGTTTCCTCCACTTGATGAAGGTCCTGGTTGTGTAGCTCCACCGCCACCTCCTCCATTATTACCTGGACGAGGTCCACCGGGATTACCTTGAGGTGGTGATACAGGAGGTGAATTACCAGTGCCGCCGCTACCTGGACCATAGTGTCCTCCGCCTCCGCCACCGGATCCTCCACTTCTACCAGCAGAGGGACTTCTACTTCCTCCTCCGCCTCCGCCACCTTCGGACGTTATATCGTTGAATCCTGAATTACTGCCATCACTGCCGGCACCGCTGCCTCCAGCTCCGCCACCACCGTTACCAACTGTTATTGGATAACCTTGTGCTGATACTGGTCTAGCGTTACCTGGATTAGCTAGTGGACTTGCAGTCCATGCAGCAGGACTAGGAACAGATTCTCTAAATCCTCCAGCTCCTCCGCCGCCTCCGCCATCTCCAGTTTGGCCTAAACCTGTTCCTGCTCCTCCCGCTACTACTAGATAATCAACTTTATTATCAGCAGGAGCAGTTGCAGTTGCATTGACCGTAAAAGTACCCGGTCCTGTAAATGTATGAATTTTGTAATCGCCTGAAGTTGTGATTGTACCACCAGAAGCATCTATAAAAGTTTGTTTTACAGCGCCTCTAAAATCACCCATAGTGATTGTACCTGAACTTGGAATAGGTCCATTGGGAGCTGGTGAAGCTGCCGGAACTAAAGGTCCTCCAGAATAATATTCTGTAAGTTGTATTGGATTTGATCCGCCAAATTCAGTTTGGATATCTGATAATTTAGGATTACTGGGAACAGCCATTTTAACGTTCCTTTTTAGTTAAACTATCGACTTGATCTGATAATTTTTTGACTGCCTCTATAAGTAAACAAGTTAATCTGTCGTATTTAACAGCTTTAATTCCATCTGGTCTTTGTGCAACAGCTTCTGGTAAAACTTTTTCTACTTCTTGTGCAATTACACCCACATCTTTTTTTCTAACAAAGTAGCCATCTTCGCCACCTCTTTCATCAAGATAGGATTTTTTCCAATCAAATAAAACACCATTTAATTTTTTTAATGATTCTACTGGATCAGGAATATTTGTAATATTTTCTTTAAGTGCCACATCAGAAGAATAGAAAGCAGTTACATCGTTAGTAGCTCTTATTTCTCCAGTTGTTCCTGAAGCAGCAGTTCCTACTCCTAAAGAATCTACTTGTTGATCATTAAATTGAACATCTGAAGAAGTACCTAATCCTATTGAAGTTCTTGCAGTAGCACCAGTTTCTAAAACAAAATTAGAACCGTCACCAACAATAAAACCTCCGTTAGTCACAGCTA